AGTCAAAAGAAAAGGTTGATGTTACTACCCTACCCGACTCCGTGTTAGACTTACTTGTTGAACAATGCAAAAAGAAACCAAAGTAGTTTAGTCAAACAGAAGGCAGCCAAAATATTACCCATTGTAGAGGATGATGTTCTAGCAGAAAAATGCAGGCGCAGTTTTTATTTTTTCGTTAGATATTTTTGGGACACTATCATTGCCGAAGAACCAATTTGGAACTGGCACATAAAATATCTATGCGACGAGCTGCAGCATATTGGCATGCGGGTAGCACAACTGGACCGCGGAAGGAAAGACGATAAAGGGAAACCAATACTTGAAAGGCTGCACAAAGAATATGATTACTACATAATCAACGTTCCCCCTGGTTCCAGCAAGTCAACAATAGTTTCAGAAATGTACCCGATATGGTGCTGGACTATTGACCAAACACAACGGTTTATTTGTGGATCTTATGCATCCACGCCGGCTGAGGACATTGCAGAAAAATGCTACAACATTTATCAATCAGATAAGTTCAAAGAATTATTCCCACACCTTGTTGAAAACTCGTCAGGCGGTAAGACTCACTTCAAGAACGGATTACTTGGCGAACGTTATACGACTTCAACCGGTTCGGGTATTACCGGTATTCACGCGCACCAAAAGTTAATCGATGATCCAATTGCTCCGTTAATGGCAGGCTCAAAGACCGAAAGAGATAAAGCCAACAAGTGGGTAAGCGAAACGATCAGCTCCCGTAACGTTGATGATGATGTTACCACGACATTGATCATCATGCAAAGATTGCATGACAACGATACAACCGGATATCTTCTAAAGAAAGAAGGTTTGAAGATCAAACATATTTGCATACCAGCAGAATTGACGAATGAGGCAAAGAAAGTAGTTAAGCCATTTGAGTTATCTGAATTCTATGTAAACGGATTGTTCGACCCGATAAGAAAAACAAAAGAAAGGCTGATTGTAAAAAAAGCTGAACTAGGTTCATACGGTTATGCAGGACAAATGCAACAGCGACCAGCTCCGGAAGGTGGCGGTATCATCAAAAAAGAATGGTTCAATATCACACAAAGGCCGCTTCCAATGCCAGTTGAGGCAACGATCGATTTTCAATTAGATACTGCATACACTGAAAAGACTGAGAACGATCCAACCGGTATGATTTCTTATTACAAACTGAAAAATGATTTATACATAACACATGCGTCAAGTGTTTATAAAGAATTTCCTGCATTGATCAGGTGGATGCCGAAGCATACAAGAAACCTTGGCTACACTAACAGATCTATTATTCATGTTGAGCCAAAAGCCAGCGGAATATCAGTTGTGCAAACGGTTAAGGACGGAACAGAATTAAACATAGTTGAAAGCAAAGCGCCGGATTACGATAAGATGGCCGGATTGCATATTGTTTCACCTAAGATCGAAGCCGGCCGTGTTTTTTTACATGAAGGATCTTGGAACGAAGAATTTATTGAGCAGGTATGTACTTTCCCAAATGCTGAACATGATGAATATGTTGATTGCCTGTCTGCAACGATAATGAGGGAGCTAATGGGAGATTCAGATTTCAATTACGAACAGTTAAATTCAATACTATGACAAAGGAACGTTTACTAGAACTTATAAAAGATAACAACTTTCAAAAAGTTATCGAAGCCGTATCAGTAAAGCCAGAGGCAAAGACTGCTGATCCTATGAAGGAGTATAATCTTGAAGGGCATGAAGTGTTCAACCGTAGCAAAAGACCAGACATTGACATAATCGATAAAGATGGTAACAAGACCGGAGAGAAAAGGTATGTAAACAGAATTGCCCTGGCATTTGAAAGAATGATCGTTGGCCGTGCTGCAGCCTTTCTTTGTGCTAATCCAATTGTTTTTAATGCAACACCCGATGGCGCGGAAGAAGAAAAGTTTTGGGCAGCGTTCAAAAGAGTAAATGAGAACACTAAGCTTGATTATAAGAATCAATCCATACTTGAAATGCGAATGAGTGAAACTGAGGTTGCAGAAATATGGTATTTGTCAGATCTTGACGAGGATGATGATTATTGGCTGGGAACAAAAGTTAATGCAAAAAAGAAAGCAAGACTATTCATTGCAGCGCCTTCATTGGGTGATAAACTTTGGCCGATATGGGATGGACAAGATAACCTGATGGCCTTTGCAAGAGAGTGGAAGGAAAAAACAGATAAAGGCGAAGATATTCAGCACTTCGATATTTATACACCTGAAAAAATCTATGAAGGCACAAAAGAAGGCAACACCTGGAAAATGGAGGACAAGCCGAATGAAGTCAAAGGAAAAATAGTTGTGATCTATCACAGCCAGCCAGACGTTGAATGGGCATTAGTAAAAACAATTATTAGCAGGCTGGAAAACATTCAATCAAACTTTGGCGATTCAAACGATAAGACAGCCTATCCTATACTTGCATTGTTTGGACAGGTAAAAGGATTACCCGAAGGCGTGGCAGGCCGTGCAATTCAGATGTCAGACGGCGCCAGTGCAAATTATATTGCTCCACCAAACTCAGCCGAATCTATTAAACTTGAAATAGAAAAACTTTGGATGGAACTACATGTGTTTACCGACACAGTGGACATTTCACCTGATGGCCTTGCAGAAATTGGGCAAGTTTCAGGCGTGGCAATGGAATATAAGTTCATGCCTGCACACTTGAAGGCCTCAAAACATGCGGGAACATTTGGTGAATGCATTCAGCGCAGAATAAACCTGATCAAAAAAATGATTGTTGCAATGGACCCGAGCATGAAAGCCGGATTGACACTGCAGATCACACCAAAGTTTGATTTCTTCTTACCGAAAGATCTTGCCGGTATCATTGATTATTTAACAGCCGCAGCAATGGGAGAAAAACCAATACTTAGCCAGGAAACAGCAGTTAATATTTTGCAGGGCTTAATGAGTGGTGATGCAAAAGCGGAGTTTGAAAAGATAAAAGCAGAAATGAAGGAAATGGCAGATAGTAAGGCTGCATTGGATAAACAGTTTAATGAATAAATTATGCATTGTCGGAAAAACTAAATAATTTAGTATTACTAAAATTTCAAGATCGATGAGAAAATCAATTTTTGCAATCTTCATTAGCCTACTGATCATATCAGCGGGTAATGCAGCTCCAATTGGAGTAAAAGAAAATTCACCTCCCAAGTATGAACTGACTGCACCAACGGTTTTACCCGTTGTTGATTTAGTTATGATCAACCTGGAAGAAGTACAGTTACCCCTTATTAACCTTTCTGCCGAGGATATGGCAGTTGTTGAGATCACTCAGGAGTATGCAAGTCATGCTACTGATGTTGATATCAACCCTCTTTACCGAAGGTGTAATATATCTGTAACAGATAAAACAAATCATTACTTAAAAAATGAAGGACGGCTACAAGGCTATATCAAACTATATGAGAAACCTGATCCTGTCCCGAATAAATGAGTTGTCATATTTGAATACTCCTTGCAGAAAAAGCCGGACCCCGTAAGGTCTGGTTTTTTATTTCCGGAATAAACTAAATATCTTAGCAATATGCATGTAGCACACAAAAACGAAATACTGATTCAAAAGGGTGAGGCTATCAAAAAACTTACGATGCCCATTTTTGAAAAGATAGACAAGTATGTAGTTCCACCAGAAAAGCACAAAGCTGTTTTTGATTATACCACTGAATATTTTTCCAAGAATAAGCACATGAGCCATGATCGTATTGCCAGAAAGGTTGTGGAGCATTTTAAGTTAAAACTAAAAGGTGCCTGATGTATTCCACAAATACGAGCAACAGCATGTAAGAAACATTGCACGGTCCAGCCGGCGCATTCAGGATATATACAACAAAGCAATTAACGTTGTTTCAATTACTGCAGGCCGGATGAAGTTTAAAGGAAAACCTTTTAACCTAAATGATTACCCGCAACTAAAAAACCAGATCGATAAGGTTATTAAATCAATGCGGGGCGACATTTATACGGTTGTTGTAAATGGCATTGAAACAAGTTGGGACCTATCCAATGAAAAGAATAATGTTCTTGTTGATAAACGATTGCTGAAAACCAGGTTGCCCAAAAGAATAACCGGATTATTCTATGACCCAAACGCTGATGCCCTCACAAAATTCATTCAGCGAAAAGACAAGGGCATGAATCTTTCGCAACGTGTCTGGAACCTTGTAAAGCCATTCAAAAAAGAACTTGAACAATCATTGGGACTTGGTATTGCTGATGGTACAGGCGCCCGTGAAATGGCAAAGACCGTCCAGAAATATTTGAATGAACCGGAACGACTGTATAGAAGGGTCCGCGGTAAAGATGGTGAATTGCATTTATCAAAAGCGGCAAGAGAATATCACCCTGGTCAGGGAGTTTACAGATCTTCTTTTAAAAATGCATTGAGACTTACACGAACAGAAAATAATATTGCATACCGGACCAGTGATCATGAACGTTGGGCAACAATGCCATTTGTAACAGGTATTGAAATACGTTTATCAAACAATCATCCACGTTATGATATCTGTGATACGCTAAAAGGCAAGTATCCAAAAGAATTTAAGTTCACCGGTTGGCATCCTCAATGTATCTGCTATCAGGTACCAGAAATGATGAACGATAAAGAATTTGAAAAGCTGGAAGATTACATGTTGGGCATTGGTAAAAAGCCTTCTGCAGTGAGTGGCATTACAAAGCCTCCTGCCCTCTTTAAACAATACCTTCAAGATAACAAGGACCGCATCAAAGGTTGGAAAAACAAGCCCTATTGGTTAAAGGATAACCCTCAGTTTGTAAAATAATGATCATTGCTTAATTCATTTCAATCTGGGAAATTCTGCAAACGATTTCCCATATTAAAAATATTGAAAATAAAATCCCTTATAGTTTTACTCCAACAAAAAAGCTCTTTACACTATGTTGGACACATTCAAGGCACGACTGAAAGCCTATTTAAAGGCTGCAGGAGTGAACCTCTCTACAAAAAGGATAGACGCGTATGCGGATAGACTTCACAAAAAAAACCCTGATGTTAAGGACGAAGCGGAACATGACACTTTGATTAAGGACTTGGACGAATTAGTTGGCTTTGCAGAAATTGCAAAAGACGACGATACAATTCGGACAAAAGATGCCCAAATCAAAAAGTTGTCAGAAAAAAAACCTGATCCCAAAGATGAGGATGAAGAGGATGAGGATAATGATGATGAACACGCAGAAACTAACAAGGGTAAGAAAAAGCAGGACAAAGATCAACCAGGCCGAATGCCGAAGTGGTTCAAGACTTATGCAGATAAGATTGATTCCATGGTTGGCGAAAAATCTCAGGCAACTATCAAATCACTGATCGCTGCAAAGTTGAAAGGTGAAGATGGTAAAACAAAAATTCCGGAAGATTTCTATGACGAATGGAAGTTGCCGGAAAAAGAGGACCAGATAGAAGATTTTGTTGCTAAGATTGAAGCCAAATGGTCAGTAATTCATCCTGCAAGTGAAACGACAGAGACAAAACCAGTGAATGGTCACAAGCCGAATAGAAGTTCCAAACCTTCTGCAACAGCTACTGAAAAAGAAGTGGATGATATCGCAGATAGAATATTGGGACCGGCACCAACAAAGAGTTAAAGAAGTAACAAACTAAAAATTTTAAACTTTCTATATGGCTTACGTTAACCTTGGCAACACAGACAGCTCCTCAATTGATACGTCAAATGACGGTATTGTAATTGTAAACAATGACCGTTCTATCAGAGGCGGCAGAAGCCTTGATGTTTACGATTATACTCCCGCAATTATCCCTGCAGGGCATCCGATAATCAAGGAAACGGCAACAGGTGATTACAAACCGATGCCGGCTACTGATCTAAGAGAAGATGGAGCCGCAACAGTGGACACTTTAGTTGCTGGTACTGGTTATACCAACGGCGTTTATGAAAACGTGCCGCTTAAAACACTTACCGGAACAGGATCTGGTGCCCGTGCAACAGTAACAGTTGCCGGTACAGTTGTTACCGTTGTAGCAATTACGCATACTGGTTCTGGATATGCAGTTAATGATCAACTTGGAATTCCTGGTGAATGGGCTGGTGGAACTGAAACTACACAAGCAACAGTTGACGTAGCAACGATCGCTGACGTTGCCGCTGCACTTGGTGCACTTCCTTCTGGTCACACTTATGAAGGGATCAACATTTCAACAATTCCAAAAACATTGCCTTTTGCTGGCATCATGACACACGGATCAGTTAATCCGACTGCCATGAAGTATTCTATGACTTCGATTCTTGCAGCGTTTAAGACGGCGACAGAAAATCGTATTGAATTCAGAGCAGACTAATAATAAAAAATAAGCTGACCCATTTATAAAAATTAATTATGGAACAAACACTCTTTTTAGAAGAAGTAAAAAAGTTCTTCCCTGGTATTGCTCAGAGAACGGTTTCCCGTTTGAACGATACCACCAATCCCAACGCTATTACATACCGTCACCGGAGAATGTTGGCTAAAAGGTTTTCTACAAACCTTAAATGGGAAAGTGTAAACGTGTCAGCTAACATAGTTGCGGCTGATGTTATCGCAATGGACTCTCAAATTCCTTTGAAGAAAAGGGATTCGATAGGCCGTGCAAGTGGTGACATTCCAAAAACAGGTATGGAACTGGCTTTGAGAGAAAGAGAGTTGACCGATCTTGATATTTTGGCCACCATCCCTTCACAGTCTGCAGAATTGATAAGCAGAATATTTCAGGACACTGCAAGAGTTATTCAAGGTCAATATGAGTTGCTTGAATATATGTTCCTTTTGGGACTTTCAACCGGTGTGACCCTGATTGCAGATGCTAACAACGTTGGTACTGCAGTTCGTGTTGATTACGGATACGTTACAGCAAACAAATTTATCACAGGACCATTCATTTGGTCGAACACTTCGGCAACTCCAATTACCGATCTTAAGCAATTGACAGAAAAAGCCCGTGTTGATGGTAATCGTATCATTCGTTTCATGATGGATGAAGCAACGTTTACCTATATGGCTGCAACAGATCAGGTAAAAAATCTTTGGGCTGCACAAAACAATTTCTTCGGTACAACGGTGCCAACTCCGACACTGGCACAAGTAAACGTTGCTTCGCAAGCTGCATATGGTTGGACAATTGAGATCGTTGAACGTACAGTAACGTTTGAAAAAGATGGTGTGAAAACAAAACTTACTCCATGGTCAACAGGCCAGGTAGTTGGTATTTGTTCTGAGCAAGTGGGAACACTTACTTGGGGTCGTCTTGCTGAAATGAATCACCCTGTAGAGAATGTTACTTATCAAAACGTGGATGATTTCATTCTTGTTTCAAAATATCGTATGAACAGGCCTTCGCTTGCTGAGATCACAAACTCACAAGCCCTGGTACTTCCGGTAATAAATAACGTTGATGCTATTTATACACTGGACACATTGACCACTTAATATTCGACTAACCATTTTTTAATATAAAAACTGATTCACGATGCATCAAGGAAAATTAAAAGCAGCCGTTAAAAAATTCCAGCCGATGGTTGGAGAAGGAAAGTCAGAGGCCGAAATCAGAGAGGCAATTGCCGCTGATGATAAAGGCTACAGCGATGATGAAGTAAATGAGATCTACTCATCCGTTGCAACTCCTGACACCGGCGATGATGGCAGCGATGAAGAAGAAACAGATAAACCGGTTAAGGCAAAACACACGGTTGTTATGATGTTCAGGGATAAGAATAGCGATAAAGTCTACAGACCAGGTGACGCCTTTAATGCCGGCAGTAAAGAAAGATTGAATTTCCTTATCGACAAGGGAATTATTAAAAAAGGTTAAGCTCTTTACATGACCAATAAAGAAGCCTTGCAAGAAGTAGCTCAGGAACAATTATCTGATCTGACGATTGAGAAGGCTTTTTTAGATAAAGGGGGAGTCAGTGCAGGAGCAGAATATGTAAAGGCAAACGAGCAAACGGTTGATGAAATAGCAATAAAAGTTCTTTCAAATATCATTGAGAAAAATATTTCAGAAGGCGGTTACTCAGTATCATACAATGGAGCAATTTCAGCAAAGGTTGCAAGACTAAAACTGAAATGGGACATTGATCAGGCAGCCGGACCGGTGATAACTGATGTTTCTAAAATGTGGTAATGAGAAATGGTAAAACAATATCCGCATACGATAATCTTTACCACTGAAAGCGGTGGTTCAGAAGATCCAAATACTGGAGATTGGATATCAGGTACCACAGCAACAGAAACAAAAGTTTGTCGGGCAGAAATTAATAGTAGTAACGGGTTTGTAGTTGGACCGAATGGAACGCAGATAAGATATGATTGGACAGTGTATATGCCGTTGCCTCAGTCCACAATAACACCTGGAACACGGGTTGAAGTTAAAAACGGATCGGAAGTTCTTTATAGCTCAACAGTGAAACAATTCAGTACAGGGCAATTAAATGCAAGATTATGGCTGTAGTAATTGTTCCAAAGTTTACCCGAGCACAGATTAAAGAGCGAATGGTTCAGGAGAAGCAAAGGTTATATGAAGTTGTTCTTTTAAATCTGAAACGTGTTGGTGAACTTTTTGTAAAAAGTGCAAGAGAACAGGACACATATAAAGACCGAACAGGTAATTTAAGATCATCGATTGGATATGTGATTCTTTATAATGGTCAGCAGATGTTTGAAAGTTTTAAATCGGCTGGTGGACCACTTGGAGTTGGAAAAGCAAAAGAGGTCATTGAAGAAGTTAAAACGAAATATCCAAGGGGATTTGTTCTTATAGGAGTTGCAGGAATGGATTATGCAGCTGCAGTTGAAGCGAAAGGTTATGATGTGATAAGTGCAAGCAGCATTGAAGCGGCAACAGGATTGAGGGTTGCAATAAACAGGATCTCAAAGAAATTAGCAGCATGATAGATTCGATGGAAATAGAGGATATAGTTTGGAAAAAGTTAGATGGCAGTTCTTTAAAATCGACAATCACAGGAAAGATTAGAAAGAAGGAAAGACCAGCAAACAGTCAACTTGAAGATATTGTTGTTAATTGTTTGGCGGTCCCCAACAGGCAGATTCAGGAAACTATTGTGAACGTGAACATATTTGTTCCGGATATAATGAGGCCTGAAAATAGTGTTCAGGAGAAAGTTGCAAATGATGCCAGGTTGAAAGCCCTTTATGCGATCGCGGAGCCACTGCTTAAAGATGTGACGGTGAATGGTGATACTTATTTTGAGATTCAACAGCAGCAAGTGATTTCAGACAGGCCGGATAGTGAGAGTCATTACATAAACATTCGATTATTTTTTTATTCAGCAAACATAAATTAACATGGCAAAGAAAAGTATTGGTCTTAAAAGCATATTCATGGGAAGCGTTGCCGCTGATGGTGGCATGGGCACAGCTCTTTCCGATGTACCGGCGACAGTTTCCGATACTGCTAGTATCACAACAGAAGAAGGCAGTAAAACGGATTTTAAAATTGAGCAAAGTGATGCTCCGTTTTATTCCATTGAGAGTGACCCAGGCAAACAGGTTGTTGCGTGGTCGTTTTATGATGTGTCTTTAGATACCATTGCACGTTTCTTTGGTGGTACAGTTGGTGCAGTAGCAAATGCGATCTTAACTTTTGGAACGCTTGCAGGCGGTTCATTATATACTAATGGAACTTATTACAACGTGCCGTTGACAGGTGGTACGGGTACCGGTGCAAGAGCAACAGTTGTTGTTTCCGGTGCAGCAGTAACAAGTGTGACAAAAACCTTCGGTGGTACTGGTTATACAATTGCAGATTCTTTAAGTGCAACAGCCGCTGATCTTGGTGGAACAGGTTCAGGATTCACAATAGCGGTTCTGACAGTGGGCACAGGTGTTAAGGCATGGGATATGCCTGCAACTTTGCCAGCAGTTGAAAGATCAGTGCAGATCATTACAAAAGATCTTTGGACAATCAACATTCCGAGGTTGTCAATAACTGCAAAACTTCAGTGGAACTTACAAAAAACAAAACTTGCTCAGGTGGATATTTCCGGTGCAATTCTGGACCCTGAAAAGGCAGGAGTTGCAAAGGCACAATTCATTGAGCCAGCATAAATAATTTAATTCAACCTAAGTAAAGCCTGGAGCCAGCCATTAAAGGCTGGCTTTTTTAAATTATGGATAAATCAACAGCTTACGAAACACTTGCCAACGTTGCAGACACGGTTATTGATAAAGCTTACACATTTGAAATCATCATTGTTCCGCAAAACAAACTTCATGCATGGTTGCAGAAAAGAGGTTTGATGCCGAAAAAGAAAGTGTTTTCAATCAGACCGATCGTTGCCGGTAATCTTTTCCGGATATCAAAACTTTTACTGAGTATAAATTATGATGAGCTCAAAAAAACAGGGACCAATGCCATTGATTTATTTCACCGGATGGTAACTGATCACTCGGAAACACTTTGGACCATTTGCGCTATTGCTATTCAGAATAATAGGCAAGAGCCATCAAAAAAACTTATCCGGCTGATAAGAGATAACCTTTCATCACAGGAAATGTTTCAGTTGCTGGCTTATGTGCTGGATAAAATGGATTCACAAAATTTTCTAAGTTCTATCATCTTGATAAGAGGTCTGAACGTGCAAGAAAGCGCAGAGAAAAAGACCGAATTAAACGAGGTGAGCCCATTGAGTCAGGGGAGTTAAATAGCCCCTGGGAAATGATCGGAGCAGTGATAAAATATTTTCGGTTCACTTATGATTATGTGTTGTGGGAAATAAGTTTTGCGAATTTGAATATGTTACTGGCAGCAATACCAGATCATGAGCCACCATCGGAAGAAGAAAAAGAAGCAGAACCGGTTGATAACATGGCTGAATTAGCACAATGGATGAATAAATAAAAGATATGCCGCTTAACGTACTTGGAGGACCCTTAACATTTGAAGCCGAAATAAAATCCGGTCAGTTTGATGCTGTCCTGAACAGAATAGAGCAAAGACTTCAAGGAATAACTACCAGTGCAAATAAAGAAGCTGGCGCAATCGATAACCTGGTAAGAAGAACCGCAGCCGGTGTAGGATCATTCGTTGCACTTGCTGGCATAGGCAATCTTATTGGTGACATGGTAAGAATCAGGGGTGAGTTTCAGCAATTGGAAGTTGCTTTTAACACCATGCTTGGTAGCAAGGAAAAAGCTGATAAATTATTAAGAGAAGTAACAGAATTTGCCGCCACCACTCCATTTGAATTAAAAGAAGTTGCCGGCGCCGCTAAACAATTACTTGCATTCGGTA